GTTTCTGTACTCTGTTCTAACTCAATCTCATAAGGTCCAGAATATTCTGGTAAATTTTCAGAATTATATTGTCTAAAGTTAAGATATTTAGCTCTAGATTTTCTTAATCTCCAATGAGCTGGTTTTACTGGTGGAAACTTTCTGCCTATTTTCATAATCTAAATAATTGTTTTCTTCTACCAACAGCTTGTCTTTTATCTAATTCTAACAGTTCTTCAACAATTTTATCTATCATAGGCTTGTATTGTCTTTTAACTGCACTATCTTTTCTAGGTGCTATATTACCACTATGATGTTCATAAACGCTTGAATTTGCTTTACTTCTTGAATCTGAAGGTGTACTTGTTTTAGTATGTGTGTACTCGTATGTAGTAGTTTCTACATTACCTTTTTCATTGTTTGATTTTAATTGTGTACCGCCATAAGTAGGTGCTTTACCATCTGATTGTACTGACTGTAAATCTTCTTTAGGGTCAAACATTTCTTCTAGCATCTTAACAATACTGGATGTTTCATTTTCTGGTTTGTCATCTCCAGGAAAATACAATGCGTTTTCAGCACAATATTCATCTATGCTTTTATAGTCATCATCGTCATCTTTCATGTGTCCGTATTCAGACTCATACTCTTGCATAAGTATGGTTTGCCAAATTTGACGAATTTTATCTTTGACTCTTTCTATATCTAAACTATCTGTAGTGTTATCAAATATGTCATGCATAACTTTTACCTACTGTATTGTGTCTTTTGTTTTCTCTTTTGTTCCATCTATCTCGTAACTCATGTGTTGTGTTCCAAGATTTACCAGACGATGTAATTCCGTATTGTACATTAGTACAAAATGTTTGTTTATAGTTTGCTGGTTTACCGCACTCTGAACAGACCTGCGGTTGTGTTCTGTCATCAAAAGAAGATACATGGTCACTGCTATGATTATTAATGCAATGATATTCATATATTGGCATATTACCTCCTAATTAACATATTGAAACCCTCTCGGTTAAGAGAGGGCTTTGTATGTCAACTATTAAGCAGCTGGAACAACAAACGCTACACCAGCGTTATCACGAAGTTCTTTAACACCATAAATAGTGTCAGCAGTAAATAGGTCACCTAAGTACTCTTGCTTGTACTGAGTTTGAGTTCTAACACCAACTTGCTCAGCAAATATTAAAGCGTCTGAGTGAATAATCATACCAACTCTGTTAGAAACAGGAGTTGTATCAGTTGAAGCAATTGTAGGACAGTTAGATGTTACATAAACATCAACACCATATACTTGACCAATCTTACCATTCTTAATTGCATCGCCATTACCAATGAATTGTTGCTCAGTAAATCTAGCGATACCTAGCATATCATTAGCAGCAACTGGAGGAAGTACTAAAGAACGACCATCCATAGGGACATCTGCATCATCAAGAGTAAGAATCATTCTACGGATACCAGCATCTGTGATGTCTGTAGAGTTAGATGAGTTACCAGTATAAGCAGTAGAACCATCGCCACCGATTACAGCATTTTCAAAAGAAGCTGCACCAGTACCACCTACTGTACCGCCTTGAAAACCTTCTGCTAATGCAAATAAGTCATCATCTACTTGTGTAGCAAGAGCGTATCCAGCATCGTCTGTGTAGAATTTTCTCATAGAAGCTAGAGCTTGTACTTCAGCAATATCTTCAATTAGCTTTGAATATTCATAGTGCTTGTTAATGCTAACAGTTACTACTTCATTAGTAGCAGCTGAAAGAGTTACTTGAGTATTTGCTTGTTTTTCAGAAGCTGAACCTCTAGCAGGTTTAGGGATGTTAATTGCATCACCTTTTTTACCTTTGTGGTTAAGTTTTGTTACTAAGTTAGCAACAACCAAATTAGCTTTGTATGCACCAATAACCTCATCAGACCATAGCTGAGGAATAAAATTATTGGCAACCGCAGCAGTAGTATTATTTGTACCTAATGGCATAATATTCTCCTATTGTTTACCTTACACGACCCTCTTGGTACGCTTGGTATATATCTTCCGAATATGCCGCATACTTTTCTGGGTCTCTTTGACGCAGTTCAATTAAATCTTGACTGCGATATATTTTTTTCCCAGCAGTAGAATCACCAGCAGACCTAGTTTCAGAGCTAGTTTGCTTCAAAGCTTTTTGTCTAGCCTTGTCTTGTTTCTCTTGTGCTTTCTTTGTGGCATCCATCATATTGGTTTGCTTGTACATTGAAAGAACATTAGCTCCTAGTACTGGGTCATAGTTAGCATCAGCAGTATCATAAGTGTATTTCATACCTGGATTATCTTCCAACCATTTATTAAAGCCATCACTAGCGACAACTTCTCTAAAGTCTGGATGCATAGATTCAAGTTTTTGAACACTTGCTGCCTGTTTTGCTTGTATCTGTACTTGTTTAGCTTGTTGTATTTCAGGATGATTAGCAATTGCTTTATTAATAGCTTCTTGTGGGTCATCATAAAATGCTTCACTAAAATCGTACTCTGGTTCTTCTACTGCTTGTGCAGTATTTGTTTGTTGCTGTGATTCAAGTACTTGTTTAAGTAAAGCTCTCATCTCACCAAGTTCATTGGCTTGACGACTCTTTAACTTTTCAACTTCTTGATGCATAGCAACCACTTCCTCAAATGATTTATCTGCATACTTGCCAGGAATCTCACTTGTCGGTTCAGCTTCAACCGCAGTTTCCTCAGTAGGTGTACTTTCTACTAATTCTTCTGATGTAGCTTCTACAGTTTCAACTGTATCTTCAGCTACAGACTCTGTGCTTTCTGTTATAGACGCATCATTTAACTCTGTGTCATTTACTACTATAGTCATAATGTTTTTCTCCTGTCCATCATTGTGGGTTGTAGGTCATTATTATTAAGATGGGGGCGTTTCCGCTTGTTCCATCGCCAATTTTGTTGCTTCTTCTAGACTTAATAACAAACCTAGTATTTGCAACTGACCCTTAGCGTGATAAAGGTCATTTTCGTTTTGAATAGTGCTAATATCTTTAACACTTTTCTCAATATTTAACAGCTCTGCCTTTAAATCTATCCAGCCTTCTGACATAAACAGGTCTTGTCTATCTCTAAAAAACTCTTCATCTGTCTTTGGCATTACTGTATGTTAGTTCCTAAGTTAACTTTTTGTGCTTTTTCAGCCGCAGTTGCTAAATTAAGTGCAGTTTCAGATTTAAGATGCTCAGTTTCTGGAATATTTCTATCAGTTTCTGACATCTTGTTTGCTATATCTGCTTTTGCTTTAGCAATTTGTATTCGTTTTTGCTCCATATCAAGAACATGCTTCTGTGCATCTGCTTCATCTGGTACAGTTCTTTGTGCTTCTGCCATGTGAAGTTGTGCTTTAGCATTTTCTTCTGCTGCCTCAGCTTGTATCTTCTGAATCTCAGCTTGTGCTTTTTGCATTTGCATTTGAATACCCATCTGTTGCATTTGTTGTTGCTCTGGAGTCGGATTCAATGCTTGTGATAGTCTATTTACTATCGCATCTCTGTTATGAATAGTAGAGTTTTGGAACATAGTCATCAATAAGATGTTAAATGCAGGTGAATCTTTAGGCATTGATTGCATCATCTGTACCATTTGCTGCATTTCTAGTTCTTTTGCCATAATCCCCATACTTGAATATGGAATAAACTTAACATCTACTACTGGGTATCTGTTTACATCAAACTGAATCTTACGATGTAATGATTTATTAATCATAGGAATCAAGAATGTGTTTTGGAAATTCATTAATGTACGCTTTTGGCGTTTAATACTTGCTGCAAGTGCCATTGACATACCAGAAGATGTCGCTCTGTCTGCAACTTGCATGTCTGCAGAACCAGTAGCCATCTGTACCATCTGATTTAGTGCGTTTACTTGCGTAAATGTAGCTGTATCTGTCTGACCCATGTTTAATGGGAACAATGCAGTACGAGGGTCGCCATTTGTTAGTACAGTTTTTCCAGGTCTAACCTCAAACTTCACACCTCGTGGCAATTTAGTTGCATCAGCAGCCATCATAGGTGTAGTTGTTAGTGCAAGAGAGTCAATTCTTGCTCTCATTTCCGTATCTAGTGCTTTTTGTACATTGTATCCCTTCTCACATATACCACGCCCCCAGAATTTGTTGGGTACTATGTCATGTTGGTAAGCAATAAATGGTCTATCTTTCATCATAAACGCATTTTCTTCTGCTCTTAGGATATATGCATCGTTTACTACTGTAACAACAGCTTCAACCATCTCATCTTTAGAGTCATATTCAAAATCATCCTTGTCAGCCTTAGCTTTTAGGAAGCGTTTTGGTACAAGACCCCAATATTCTGTAATTTTTACGGAATCAGACTCATCTGCTTGATGCATTTCTTCGTCAAATCCAAAATCATTAATGTTGTAGTCGCCATCTAGCGGTACATCTCTGTAAATTCCAGCTTTAATACCTTCAATTACATGGTATCTAGGTTTAATAACCTCATGTGCTACCCCTAATGCATCTTCAATAGAGTTTGCAGACGGGTCCATGATAAATTCTTTAGGTGAAATAGGCTCAACTTTAACATCAATGCCCATAAATTCACTAACAGTACGCTCAGATGCCATTGTTCCTTCAATTGGCATTTGACTTGGTACTCTTTCTATACTTTCTTCTACTACAATCTTAGCAATACCAGTACCATAAATAGCACCATTAAGGAATACTTCGTTAATTGCGTCTTTACAACCTGTTTTTTCTAAATCTTCTTGTAATAAATTGCGTACAAACTCTGCATCTCTATCTTGTTGGTCTAAATAATCATCTTGTAAATCAAACCACTTACCACGACCAAATGTAGCTTCTTCTAATTCTGCAACCGCAGCTTCTACAGCTTGTTGTAATGCGGGAGATATGATTCTAGACTTTTCAGATAAACGAACAACATCTTCACTTGACCAAATACCACGCCACAATCTGTAGTATTCATCCCATTTCTGTTCGTAATTAGTATCTCTATGATTTCTCCAAGACTCTAATCGGTACATTAACCAACCAGATAATGCTTGATATTGTGATTCTTTATTTTGGTCCATAATTAGGATAGTTTTTTGCGTAATATAACATAAATTAAATTATAGTTTACTTCTTTTGTTAATATCCCGCTACTTCGTCTACTGGTTCCCACTCATCATCCAATTCAATCGAGTGTGCAAAATCAGCAATAGATACTTGGTCTATATAAGCTAGTGCATCAAGCATATCATCATGTGCTAATCTATTTGGAAAGTCTACCATCTGCGATATAAACTCTCTCCACTCTTCATCTTCATTAAAAGATATTTGACGATGTTCCATTCTTCCTTGTAACGCCCAGACAATTCTGTCATTTTTTTTCTTACCACCATGTCTAAGCTCATGTATTGACACATACTCGCCATTACTTCTCATTTCATCTTCAAGGTAAGGTAATATTGCGTTTCTTAACGCACCCGTTTCAATACCTACACTTGTTGCTTCTACCTCTACTGCTGCATCTAGTATTTTTTTTGCAGTTTCTTTAATGTGCCATCTACCATGCAGTATCTTGTACACCCACCACTTATCTTGATAAATCTTAACAATCGCAATTGCAGTTTCATCTAATTTAGAACGCTTTAAATTTCTTTCTTTTTCTACAGCTTCAAAACCAGCAGGGTCTACAGCAATTACAAAATTGCCCTCTTCTGGTTCTTCGCCAAATTCAAACCACTCTTCATCAAATATTCCACCACTAAATGTTTCAAACGATGCTTCAAACTCTTGTCTAAACGACATAGACGACATAGTTTTTTTTGCAGCTTCTATTTCAGTTTCAGGAATAAACGGATTGTCAGTTGAGTTAAACTGCCACGCCTCCCAATCATTATCATTAAATGAATCTTTGTACAAATCGTAGAAATGGTTTTTACCAGCAGGAGTACCAATAAATAACGCACCACCTTGCACATCAGCAAGAGTAGGTCGAATAATTTGCTCCCACACAACAGGTTTCATAGATGCATACTCATCTAACACCACATACGACAAACCAACACCACGAAGAGTGTCAGGTCTATCAGAACCTTTTAGGAATATCTTACGACCATTAATTAAAGTCAATACAGCAGTATTCTCATGAGCTTGTGCAATTAAGTCTTGCCCCAAGTCTTTAAGCATACCCCACATAATATCTTTGGATTGTTGAAAAGTAGGACCAATATAGAACACATCTTTCTCTTCTGATTGTATTGCCTTAATCAACAATATCCATGCAGCTAATCTAGATTTACCAAATCTTCTACCTGCTGCTACAATCTTAAAACGAGCATCAGAGTTAAATATACTTAACTGTGCAGGATGTAGGTCAACATTTAATTCAGCCATTTACTGACTCGGATACTTCAATGATTAACTCATCATCATCTTTTTCTTCTGGCTCTATTAATCTTTCAGCATCTACAGATTTAATCTTTTGTTTGATAGTATCACTAGCACCCACATTAATAATTACTTGAGATTGTTGTTTAGCTTTGTTCGGGTCAATTGCTTTTTGTACAGGTAAGATTCTATCCATACACATCTTCAAACAATGAACATCTCCATCCATAGCTTTCTCAATTACTTTTTCTACAATCTTTGGACCTTGCTCTGTCATCATTTCACGAGCAAGTAAAGTGTACTTATTTAAAGAACCTTTTGGTCTACCCTTAGGGTTTAACACTACACCTTTTTTAAGTGCAGGATTACCACGAGTTTCACTTGGGTTCTTTTTCTTTCTTGGGTCTATGTATTTAGGCATAGTCGTAATATACACAATAAACAAACAAATAACAAATCTTATATTTAATATTAGAGTTTGACGGAATTCAATTCATCAGCTAAAATCGAATCTTTCCAAACTGGTTGTTAACTACTTCAGCTTCGAGTGCGGAAACTCTCCAAAAACAACAAGAGCCTTGTAGTGATGTACACTCTGCTTGGCTCGACCAAGTCCAAATCCTGTTTCATGTGCTAGGGATAGTATATACACAATAACCCAACTGCGTTTGTGGGTCCCCCCTCGGTACCCAATGACCATCAGTTTAACGGGTAGTTGGTAGGAAACAACCTCTAGTTACGAAGCGTTGTACTCTGCGTTACGACTTCGTTACGAACTGTAAATGAATGTCAGCAGGATTCACAACCCAAACCAACAAGGACACACAACCACGCAGGTGGGTCGACAACATCTGACCGACAGGGAAGATACCTTTTTGCCGACAGGCAAACCACTTGGTGAGCGAACAGCGAATCCTTTCTTCCAACCGAGTGACCGACAGGGAGCGAGGAAAAATTTTTTTACTATTAAACAATTATAGAATTAATCGATTGTTGATTAGTTTACTATCGATTTTTTTATTATAATAAAGTGTTGACAAAGTATATACATTTGATATAATATACACATACCAAAACAAAAAAGGAGATAAAAATGGTAGAAACAAAAGCAACATATAAAGTAGAAGAAATGACTAATCACAAATTAGTTAAAACTACTAGAGGAAAATTAGACTTTATGCAAATGATGTTAATGGCAGGAAGATTAGAAGAAGCAAACGACCTACTCAACCAAGCATACAATTGTTTAGAGCAATTAGAAATTAATACCAAATAATTTAACGGGGGAGAAATCCCCCAAACCAAAACCAAAAAAAATAGGAGATACAAAAATGAAAACAACTACTACAAAATACTTATTTGAGTTACCAAAAAAGAACACAGAAAAAATGAGAAATAAAATTCTTAGTCTTAGAAATCTAATTAATGAAATGGGCGGTGTTCGTTTTGAAGAGAATTACAGCAGTAATAATTTTGAAATTAAAGTCTACAATTATCCATACGCCATTAGACACTATGCAACAGTTTTAGAAATGATGGAATTTATTTTTGAAAAAGATAGTGTAGAAATCATTAGTGGAATTGTAGAAGAATAAAGTTTATCTCTCGGCGGGTTGAAATTCCCGCCAACCTTTTTTCCAAAAAAAAACTCAGCATCTTTTTGCTGATAATTCCAGCAGGGTTCATCCCTGCGACAACCTTGCCAACGGCAAGACCTTTCCCGCAAACTTTAGTTTGCATCTCATCCGACAGGATACCTTTATCCGCATTTTTCCAGCAGGGGAAAATGCCAAATTTTTTTTAGCAAAGACTTGCATTTTATATTTACTTGGTATATAATAAACATACCAAAACAACAAAGAGGTATACAAATGAAAGCACAAGAATTTAAAAAGCAAGTAACAAATCAAATCATTGACTTAATGAAAGACAATGGCAAAGACTGGATTAAATCGTGGGCAGGTGGCAACGCAGGATTTCCAAAAAATGCAGTAACTAAAAATTACTATCAGGGTATTAATCCAATCTTGCTAATGATGAGCGGTGCAAGTTCAGACAAGTGGGCAACATACAAACAATGGACTGAGCAAGGCAGACAAGTTCGCAAAGGGTCAAAGGCAACGCAAATTATTTTCTATAAAACTTTGGTCAAAGAAAATGAAGAGGGTGGCGAAGATAAAAAAATCCCAATGCTAAAAACTTACGCAGTATTTAATGAGGAACAGTTAGAGGATTATCAACAACCAGAAGAGAACGGCAGAGCGTTTGAGGACTTTAAAAATGTTGAGCAGTTTGTTTGGAATACTGGGGCAACGATTCAACACAACGAAAACTCAGCTTATTATTTTCCAAGCATGGATTATATAAACATGCCAAACAAAAAATCTTTTCTTGATGTTGACGGAGCTACAGCAGAGCAAAATTATTACGCAACTCTTTTACATGAATTAACACATTGGACAAAGCACGAAACCAGATGCGACAGAAAACAATCAACCAACAAAACCGAATACGCTTTTGAGGAATTAGTTGCAGAGATTGGAAGCACATTTCTTTCAGTTCATTTAGGCGTTGAAAAGAAACCACTAGAAAATCATGCGAAGTATTTGAATAACTGGTTGGAAGCATTAGAGAATGATAATAATCTAATCTTTAAAGCATCAGCACAAAGTGGCAGAGCGTTTGACTATCTCATCAAGTGCCAAGAGCAATTGAAAAAAGTTGCATAAGATTCTCGGGAAGTTAAACGCTTCCCGATTTTCGCACCCAATTCTATCAGCTTCTTGCTGATACCTTTCCCGCTGACCTTGTGTCAGCAAAACCAATCCCGCAGGGATTACCTTTCCAACCGCTTTGACCGACAGGGCAAAGCAAAAATTTTGTAGGGAGAATTTTTATTTTAAAAAAAATCCCTGTGACTTTTTGAATTTAATGTTATTCATGTCATGCAAATTAAAAGGTAATACTTATTTGGGAAAGAGGTGGGACTTTAACTCACATTGCCAAGATGAAAACTTGGAGTCTTACCTACCCAACACACAACCTAGTCTAGAATGTTTGCGATTTACAAGGTCGGTTGTATATATCTTTCTGCACTCTATCGCTAAATAGAGCAGTCCGCTAAAACCTAACATATTACATATATACTTTTAGACGACTCTTTCCAAATAAATACTATCCTTTTCTTATTTAGTTAGATACTATTATACACCTATTATTTACTTTGTCAATACTTTTTTAAAAAAAAATTTAATAACATAAAACGGATCGTGAAACAATAGACAGTAAATGGACAGTAAATGGACAGTCAATGGACGCTAAAAAAAATAGTTGACATTCTTATTTACTTATGATATACTGAGCATACCAAAAACAAATAGGAGATATAAATGACAAAACATTATTACCCAAAATACGAAGATAAATTTGTGACACATACAATAATGACACAAGAAAAAAGAGATGAGTTAGTAAACAAATACAAACTAGGGTACAAACAAGGAGTCTATACCAAACTAGAAAAAGATGAATTGATTGAAGCAATTGAATATGTTTACAAACACAAAGTAAGACTAGCAAGTTTTGGATTTTAATAAGAGTGTAACTAATAAGGTGGGTTTAAAAACCCACCGACCAAAAACAAATAGGAGAAATGAATATGAAACAATCAACAGAATCAATCATTGCTAGTTTTAATGAGCTATTAGAAATGGCAAAAGAAGAAGAAGTAAAACAAAGAATAAGTAAGTGGAGTTTATTAGCACCTACAATTATTGAATTGCACGACAATAAAAATTTCACTTATAAAGAAATAGCTGATTGGATTTTATTACATAAAGGTATTGAAGCAAGTTCAACCTCAGTTTATCAAGCATATAAAAAATATAAACAGGAGAAATAAATATGAAATGTTGTCCGCATTGTGGTGATACAGATATAGAGTTAGTACCAGTAGCAGATGGAGTTAAGTTTGATGTTAGACCTCAACTTAAAGATGGCACATATACTATTAGAGCAGGCGTTATGAAGATTACTTCTGTTGAAGATTTAATTGAGATTGCAGAAATGAATGCTTGTAGACCTTATGCTTATTGTCATAGTTGTACTGCTGAGTTTGACTATACGGGATTAGATGAAGATGATTATCAAGGTGACGAGGAGGAGTAATGTTTGAGTTACATTTATTTTTTATGGGCATGATTACATTAGCAATATTCTGGTTAGCATGGAGTACAAGATGACACGCAAATTATTAACAGAAGCAGACAAGAAAGAAATAACTGACATAGAGTTTGACGGGATAGACCACACAGACTATCCAGATTATTGTGATGCGTACATAACTTATGCAACACTCTATGACAGAGAATTAACAGACGAAGAGATAGACGAATTAAATGAAGATAGTAGTTTTGTCTATGAATGTTTGATGGAATATTTACATTAGGAGAATGACATGCAAATTACATTTTGGGAATTGTTCCTAGCTATATTTGTACTATGGATTACTTGGGAATTTTTTAAGATAGTTGAAGAAAATAATAAAATAAATTCTACACACGATATAGATTAGGTGTATAATTAAACTACCAAAATAAAAAAGGAGAACAAAATGGAAAGCAGAACAGACGACATTAACTATATCAGACATCCAGAATTTAATGGAGATGATAGACCAGAAGATATTGTCAGAGTTCCTATATCAGAAGATGATTTAGAAACATTAAGAGAAAGAGTTATTGAAGGACTTGGCAACCAATCAAAAGAATGGTCTTGGTTTTTACAATCTAAACTAGGAGCGGACATTGAAATTGTATTCTATTCCGAAGCAGAAGATGAATAAAGAAAAGTTTTATAACAGACTGTACGCAGAACAACACAACGAACATGTTTGGAAAATCTACTGGAGGTTTGCAACAGGTGAAGATAGAGTTGAGTTGTTTAGTGTTACAGCATATACCGAAAGCGGTGCAATGGATAAAGCACTATGCAGAATATCAGATGCACTTGAATTAGAAAAAGAGGAGAGAGAAGAATGAGCGTAATGAGTAATTATTTTTTAGCCATGCAAGAAGATGCTAAAGAGATGGACTTAAAAGAATTTGTAGATAAATACGGAGATACAGCAGACAACCATAACTTATGGTATGAGGTTAATGATGTCAAAGAGTAGTCCGTTTCGTGCCTATGTTAATGAGATGTACATGGCACACAAAGAAGAATGTAAATGGTATCGAATACCATGTAAGTTTAAAACACTAAAAACTTATTGGCGTGTTAATAAATTATTTTTAATACGAAAGTGGAAAGAGGAGAAAGAAGAATGAACAGTTTATTTCAAACGATTGCATTACAAACTGCAAGAAACTATGACATGAAAATGCATAAAGAATTTGTTGATGCTGTAAATAAAATCATGGAGTCAGATGAGTATCAACAAGAACATGACGAACAGTCATTGAAGATAGCACTAGACAATAAAGGAGAAAGACATGAGCGAAGTATTTAAAAAATTAGATGCGATTAATGTAAATGATTATGTTGATAAGAAAGGTAGTTACTCATATCTATCATGGTCAGATGCATGGAGAATGGTTAAGCAAGAGTTTGATGATGTATCAAGCACAGTCTATGAGAATGCAGATGGTTGGAATTATCATCATGATGGTAGAACAGCATGGGTAAAGACAGGCGTTACTATCAATGGAGTTGAACACATTGAATACTTACCTATCATGGACAATAGAAACAGAGCAATACCACTAGGTAATATAGACTCAAGACAAGTCAACGATACAATACAAAGGTCAATTACTAAAGCCTTTGCTAGACATGGACTAGGTTTGTATATCTATCGTGGTGAGTCATTGCCGAAGTCAGAGTCAGAAGCAGAGAAAGAAGAAAGAGAATTGCTACAGACAAAGTATCACAATGCTTTTGAAAAGATAGCAATTGACCAAGACGATTACGGATATGATGAATTAGCAGAAGAAATAAAAACAATTAAGCATAGTAATTCTGTCATTAAGTTTATTGGTGAACAACAAAGTGCAGAGTTAAAAGCGTTTAGACAGAAGATGAAACAAAGGAGTAAGTCATGAGCGAAACACAAGACGAAAGACTTTTAAAACATTTACAAATGTACAATACAATTGACCCGTTAAGAGCGTGGCAGTTATTAGGTATCTATAGATTGTCAGCTGTTATACACAGACTAAGAAAGGTTGGTTATAATATAGTTACTGAAAGAATGAAGGTGCAAAACCAATTTGGTGAGAGTTGTAGTGTTGCCAATTATAAACTAGAGAATTAGCGGGGTATCGCTTACCGATGCTATTCGGGGGAGTCATCTATAAAATGCTCATTTTTGTATCCTTACTTCCTCGTTAGGTAAAGAGAACAAGCGGGATTGGTTGCCCTAAGTAACCGCTATTAATTAATAAGGAGTATGCAATGGAATACGATAATACAAACACAGGCAAACTATTTGTTACAGACCCTGAGAAGTTAAAACAAAACCCTAAGTATCCTAACTTAACAGGAAGCATTAACATCAATGGTGTTGAGCATTGGTTAAGTGCATGGACTAGAACAAGTGAGAAAGGCACAAAATGGATTAGCATATCTATTGGTGATAAAAAAGAGAAGCAACCAGAACAACAGAAAACTTATGTAGAAAATGGTGCGGGGGAAGTCAAAGAGTTTGAAGATAATATACCATTCTAATATAGGCGGGTGAGATTCCCGCCATACCAAATATAGAGGAGATTATATGAGCATCATAGATAATATCATTATCAATCATACTGATATGGAAGTAGAGAAATACTCAGGTGGTTCACTACTATCTACAGTTACACATAACAATACAAGAGTAACTTACAAGTTACATTTATTCTTTGGTTATGATGAGAAAAGAAACACAGTATCTAGAACAATAGAATTAACAGAACAACAGTTTGTAAAACTCGGGGGAGAGTTAGCAAAGAAGAATAATTCTGTACTGCAAGATAATAAAGAAACATTATCTGATGATGAGTTGTTCGGTACGAGTTCGTTACGAGTTCGTAACGAGCCTACTCTTACTAATACTCTTACTACAAATACTTTAAATACTAATACTTTAGATTTAAAAAAGTATAACGAATACGATAAAGATATTATTACTGAGTTACTAGCACATAGAAAGATGCTTAAGAAACCTATTAAGACAAACAGAATGTTGAGCGGTCTACTAGCAAACCTAGAAAGATATGCAACTCATTGGAAGATTTCTTTTGAAGAGGCATGTGATTTCTATCTGCAACAATCATGGATTAGCATAGACCCTGAATATAAATACACAGGTAGACACATCAAAGAACCAACACAAGACTTATCATTTGCAGAGATAAGACAGAAGTTACAAGAAGCCAAAGTTATTAACATCAATAAACAAATAGGATAAATTATGTACCAAGCAAACGAGAAAATAGATTTAAGTTTAATTGCTACTGACATAGCACAATGGTCAATCATGCATTACGGATACTTTGTTAAGTCATCACTAGACAAGGTTGAATTAATACAAAGATTTGCAGAGGACTTAGGTAGATTACCTGAGAACGCATTACGATTTGTATTGAAAGTTGAAGAGGAATGGATAGATAATGGACAGACTAGACCACCTACTATTCCTGAGTTCCTTGCAGAGTTAAGGAAACATCACAACAGAGATAACACACAGAAGCAGATAGCTTACAAACCAGACAACAGAACAGACTATGCAGGTATGTGGAATAGTGCAGAACACAGAGGACTAGAAGCATGTACTCACTACATGAAAACTATCTTTAACAAAAGAGTAGTGTCACCTGCTACCAAGTATGTCATAAGAGAATACTTCTTGAAACAAGGTTATGATTTTGTTAAACTAAACAAAAAACTTGGAATGTAATATGGCAAATAAACCAGTAGACAAGAAGAGAATGGCTTGTAATAAACCTAGAAGAACAACAGGCGGTTCCAAAAAGTTTGTCGTCAAGGCGTGTGAAGGGGGAGTTGAAAAACTAATACGCTTTGGTGACCCTAACATGAAGATTAAAAAGTCTAACCCAGCAAGACGCAAATCTTTTAGAGCAAGACACAAGTGCGATACACAAAAGCCAAGCAAGTTGACTGCTCGTTATTGGAGTTGTAAAGCGTGGTAATTAACGAAGAAGAGTTTGAAGAGTTCGATGGTAGCAACGAACATCAATCAAATGTTTCAGTTGAGATGGGTAGATTTGTTAAACTATTAGAGCAAATTGAAGATAAAGATTTTGCAGAAGAGTTAAAAGAATGTATTTTTGAAATGAATAGCCAATCGTTTTTGTTTGGTTTAACTTTTGAAGATAGACATAGCGAGGAAACAATACAATGAAAGCATATAAAAAGAGTGCAGGGTTTATACCTTGTCCAAGTTGTCCAAAAAAACAACAACCAAAATGTAAAGAAGCAGGTAAATGTTTAGCGGGGAGTAAATAATGTTAACTTATACAATGCCACCACAAAAGAAAACTAACCAGAAGTCAATGCAAAAAGATGGATGGGTAGATAATAAAGAAGATAAAGCAAAGAAAACTACAACTAAAAAGTCTACCAAGAAGTGAAAGTTCGCTTTAATGTAGAACCAACTCCCGCATCAAGACCACGCATATCTAGATGGTCTACTTACTACGGGAAAAATCATCAAAAGTTTGTGGAAGCTATGAAAATGGCAACCGCAAACTCTAATGTTGCACCCTATGAGTCCGAAATTAAGGCGTGTGTAAACTTTTTTGTACCTATGCCACGCACATGGTCAAAGAAAAAGAAACTCGAACACATGGGCAAATATGCAAACAATCACAAAGACATAGATAACTACTGCAAGTTACTGTTTGATTGTCTGAATGGTATTTACTATAAAGATGACAAGCAAATTGTAGGATTAGCTACAAATAAATACTGGTCTGATACTGGATACATCGATGTTCACTTAACCGATGACTTAGAACATAAGTTTGAGGTGTGAGTGGCGGGGCTATTCAAAGAGGAGTATGAAAAAAACTTAGTGACCACTCACAAATTCAAATAATATCATATCAACAGTAAAGAAGTGGTGTATAATACTGGTATGGTTATTCAAATTAATATCAAAATAGACGAAAAAGATTTAGCAAAGATTGATGCAAAAGCAAAAGGATATGGTTTATCCCGTAGTGCTTTTATTAAGTTGATGTCTTTGAATGGAGAGCTAGAGTTTAAAACTAACTCTCCCAAGTAGATTATTTAAAACCTAGTCTGCCTAGTAATCCGTCAAAGTCAAACTCTTCTACTTCTTTTTGTTTGACAAAAGATGGTCTAGAACCCCACTCTTTTTCAGCTGCCTTACCACCTTCTTCTGTTTGCCAGAATGGGTCTTTCTCGTTTAGTGTCCAGAAGTTTTGACCTGGAAGTCTATGAAAGCCTGGATACTTTGATTTCTTTTCTACAGAACCATCATAGTTATAGTCATCTTCAGGAACATCTTTAGGAGCTTTCTCATACTCTTTAGCAGTAGTATCTTCTTTCTCTGCTTCTAAAGTTCCATCTTCAGACTTACGACCAAACTCATTCCAGTCATAACCATCAATTAGTCCAGCATCTTCAATTGGATTATCAGTAACTACCTTTTTATCTGCAATAGGAATCATCTCATCCTTCATGCCAAACTCATCATAG